CGATAAAATGCCGCCGGTATCTATATTTACATTTACGCCTTTTATTTCAAGATTTGCGACAATGTGTTCAACAATAGCCGCGGCCAATGCGTCCAGCGTATCCCAAGTCATTTGTTCATTTTTTGTAATAGGTTGTCCAGCCAATAATTTTGTTTTCATAAGACCAGCTAAACCCGTACCTGATTGGGCGTCGCCCGCTAATAATGCCATTTTATAAACTCCCCTTAATTGCCGCAAGTTTTGTTTTAATCTGCGTAAAGGTCGTATCTATCGATTTACTTAATAATTGCGGTCCTAATGCCGTCGCCGTGGTCGTGATAACCAGAGCGTCGATTAATTGATCGAATAAATCAAGCAATTCTTGACTGGTATTACCAAAAGCAATTTTCCCGGTATTATCAATTTTAAGCGTTCCGCCCTTGAATGTTAATCGACAATTTGTATTATCTACGGCGTCGCCTGTTTCAGAAAAAGGGAAAAGCCCGGGAATCGCAATCGCGTCGGATAAGTCGAATTTACGCGGGTCCCCGGGTCCCGTATCGCCGCCCTTGGATAACCACGTATCTAAGGATCTTTGAGAAAAAACCAATAATACGCCGTCGCCTTTTTCTAATGGAAATGTCAAGGATCCGCCGCCGCCCCGCGGCCATACGACCGGGACGTTTACGATTACCGGTAACGCTTCCGTTGTTCCATCGACGTACAATTTTTTAATAAGCGGTTTGACGTCGGCTTTTTGTTTGGCGTAATCATATTTTTCGATCCGACCGGGAAGACAAGTATTAACGTCTGTCAACGAAAACGTTATCGCTTTTTTTACCGCGGTCGCTAATGAAGGCGCGTTCATATTATTTTCGTTCCTCTACTTCGGACGCCGTATTCCATTCGTTCCCCCAAGTGTCGCCGTTATGCTCAACATTGATAACCCGGAAAAACGTTCCTTTTTTTATTAACTGACTTTCGACGGATACAAGGCCGCCAATCGATATTTTCGGAAATAAAAGCGAATTGATCCGCCAACCCGGGCGTTCCGTGTTTTTTTGCTTTGATAGGTCTTGGACGCGTTCCGGGGTCCCGATTAAACCGGTCCGTGGCGATAAATGTATCGCCTGTTTTTTATTGGTCCCGCCGATTCTGATAATCTGCAATTCATTATCTTGTATGGACCATTCAAGATTTAAAGTCGAAGAAAGCTTTTCCAAAACGAACTTAAACGGGCCAAGGAATGAAAATCCATTAACGAACTGTACGTCCTCAATATCGGTCGTATCGACAAATTGAGAAGCCAAAGGAATTAAATTAATTACGTCGTTCAATATTTCCTTGGCGCTTGAACCTTCCTTATATGAAAGATTTACTTTCGTATTTCGAATAACCTTCGCGCCGTCGTCGCATTCCAATTTTGTAATAATATCGGCGCCCTGTTTGATATGGTTAATATTGGTAATATTCCCAATAAATACGTTTTCAACGCCGACGTTTTCAAAATATCCGGCGTTCAAAATAACAAGATCGTCAATATTTATTAACTTTTCCCGGGTGTCCTTGCTTAAATTATAAATGTCGATTAATGCGTTATTCGTTTCCGGCTTTTCGCTTTTCTTTACTTTGAAGTTTACCCGAAGGCCGCGGATTCCGATTCCTTGTTCGGACCCTTCCGGACCGACGGTCAACGATATTTGACGATTAAATAACGCCATTTTACAAAGTCCCCGCTTCGATTTGTTCGACTTCGTCTTCGGTTACATAAACCAAAAAGACGTTTTCGTCTGTGAAATCGTCTTGACTTATCCGCTGAACGGTCCCGCTTGGATCGACGGCGACCATTTCCCCGGGCGGCAAACTTCGGCCCGGAAAATTGGCGATTAATTCGTAATCGATAACGATTTTTATTCCGGCGACCAAAACATTATCGTTTGAATCGGATATTATCATTGACCAAAATTCCCCGTTGTCATTCCAATTGAACGAAAACCGGTACGGGACCCCGTCCAAAATAACGTCTTCGGTAAAGGAAGGATATTCGATAAATGGAATAGTTACCATATTAAGACCCCGTTAAAATATTTTTAGCTCGTTTCAATAATGACGTACTTGTCGATTGTGTTTCGGACGTCGGCGTCTTCACTGTTTGCTTTCCGTTCGATTGTGTCGGAACGCCCTTGTTGGCAGCCGGCGCTTTTAAATTCGGGACGACGACGGTTTCGGAAGTTACCTTCGTTAATTTCTGAAATTCGGCCGTGAAGCGTAAAGAATCCCCGGACGTCCGGTCCCTTGGAAACGTAATCGATAACATGACCATTTCGGTATAAACCTTCAATGTCGATACGATCGTTATCAATTCTCGTTCGCGGACGCCCGTAATCGGATCAAGCTTCCCTTGGGATATTGCCAACAATTCGTCGAAGGCGACTTCGGTTCGATTCCGTCCGATTCCCCGAATAAGATTCGAAGCGACGCCCAAAAAATTAACCGGGGAATTGGTAATAAAACCGGTCATTGTTAAACGTTCCGGACGACTGATAATATGGTCGGCAATTTCGGACCCGTCTTCAAGAGGATGATTTGTTACAATATTTTCGTAATTATGGTTTTCCGATATGGTCGCGTCCAAAACAATTTCCCCGATTTGACCCGGTTTTTTAAATCCAAATAATAAAGACGTAATCGGCATGTTTATTTTTCAACCTGTGAATTATTGGTTTCAAGATTTCGGACCATTTCCGCGTTTGATTCGTCAACCGCCTGTTTAACTACCTTTTTAATATCTTGGGTTTGTGCTTCGCTCATTGCCGCCGGGACTGTTAATGTTAAATTTGTATTGGAATTAAAATTCTGGTTAACTGACCGGCTGCCTCCTTTTCTTGTTGCTCCGATTCCGGAACCAGCAAACGCCGGCGTCGGGTTAAAACGATTTTCAACTCCGGAGCCAATCAAGCCGCCGCCTTCAATAAATTGTTTTCCTTTTTCTTTTACAAATCCCTTGGCACGATTAAAAAGGTTCGATACTTTTTCGATTGTCGCGCTCAACATTTCCTTGAATTTTGTTTTTATTATACTGAAAATATCGACCATTATATCTTTAAATCGATTCCATGCGTCAATGACAGGATCCGGAATAAAAGACATAATTAATTTTTTCGCAATTTCAATAAACTGTCTTAAATCTTCCCGTAATATTTTAAATATCAACATTACGCGTTCTTTGAAATTTTCCCATGTCCCTAAAAAATCGCCGATTGCTGATTGGCCGCCATGGACCCAAACCCAAATATCTTCTATAAGAAGACCGATAAACGCTATCAATGCGACGATTGCCGCAATCTTGGCGGCGACCGCTAAAGTAATCCCTTTTAACATTGCGATAAGCGGACCACCCGCTTTTATAAAAAGCGTCCACAATCCGACCAATGTTTTTAAACCGCCGGCCATAAAGAAATATAATTTTCCAAGTGTACCCAAAATTAAAAGAACCGGTCCAATTGCGGCGACAAGACCGACCGACAACAATATTAAACGTTTGGTACCGTCCGAAAGATTCTTAAACCATTGAACCGCTTTTCCAACCCCTTCGATTAAAATTTCAAACCGACGTTTTAAATCGAATGTTTCAACGATAAGCCGCCCGAATTCCGCCCGGGCAAGGAATAAAACGTCAAGAAAATTTGACCATAAACCGCCCAAAGTCTTTGATTGTTTGGTCATTAAATCCTCAAAACGGCCGCCTTCCGAAGACATGGCGACAAACGCTTGCTTGACATCTTTAAATCCAATTTTCCCGGCCGATACCATGTCCCGGATTTCCGCCGTTGTTTTACCGAATTGCTTTCCTAATTGGTCAAGGATTGGAACGCCGGCCAATGTGAAATCGCGCAATTCGCGGCCGGTTAATTTCTGTTGTGCGCGGACCTGACCGTAATTGAGGACCAGACGTTCAAGGGGAACGGATAAGCCGGCGGAAACGTCGCCAAGTGCCTTTAATGTCGGGATAATATTTTTTCCTTCAATTCCAACAGCTAATAATTGTTTTGTGGTTTGTCCAATATTCTGAATTTCAAACGGAGTCTTGGCGGCGAATGCGTAAAGTTCTTTTATAAGCTGGCCCGCGGCTTCGGCGCTTCCCAACATGGTTGTCATGGCAACGTCTAATTGTTCAACGTCTGACGCGGCTTTAAGGGACGCCCCGGCAACGCCAAGAATCGGCGCTGTAACAAATAGCGTCAATTTTTTACCGGCGTCCTGCATTCGATTGGACATATCCCGAAATTTCCGTTCGGCAACTTCCAAGTCTTTATTGTCGACTTTAAATCCAATCAAATTAATTAATTCACGAACAATCATTTATTACCTTTTGTCTTTACATTTTCCGCCTGTTTTTCATCAATAAAATTTCGCATATCTAAAACCGCATTCATTTTGACAATATCTTCATAACTATATATTGTCGATAATTCCTTTAATGTTGCGACGCGTTCCGTTATTAAACGCCAAACCGGGAATTCGTCTTGAATTTCCGGCGCTAATCGTTTATTGACTTCTTCGTCGATTCTGTTGGAGTTATTGGGATCGTCGGATTTTCTATCCGTTCGAACAGTTTTCCAATACTCCATTTTCCGAAAAAACGGTTTGCTTCGATAACAAATAAAAGGACTTTATATAATTTGGAATATTCGCCGGCGAATTTTAAATTTATTGTATTCTTGGTTATCGATTCGCCATTGATTCGGGTTTGCGTTAAAAGATCAAGAATTAAATTAATCGTGTTTTCATTATCCAACGATTCCGTTAATCCTTCAATTGCTTGGCCGACAACTTCTAAATTTATATCGGTGTCCATTACTGATTTGCCGGTACCGGTTTTAATTCCCGAAAAAGCTTTTCCGACTGCGGGACCGACTATTTTTAAAAGCCGGCCCTTTAGTCGTAAACCATGAAGCCCGGGAAATATTGTACATTCAACAGAATCATTATCAATTACCTTTTTTTCCGTCCTTAATATGTTATCGTTGCTCATTCAAACCTCCGCGTTTTGGCGATTCTTAGGTCGCCGGTTCAAATTCGGCATTCCCGCCGTTAAATGGTACATAATCGGCAAGGTCAAACGTCCATTCCCGATTTGATAATTCTTTTCCAAATTCTGCCGTCGGATCCTGTTGAATCCAAGCATTACCAGCAAAATGAACCGATCTTCCGGAATTGTCTTTAACCATGACGGGAACAATGCCGGTACTGGATAATTCATCCAGCGCGGCAATTCCTTCCAAGACGTCATTTGATGGGCTTGTTTGTGCCAATGTTAAAGTCATTGTTCCGGTTTTATCGTTCGATTTTGAACGCGATACTATACCGTCGGCTCCGGATACCATTTGGAATTTTGGGTTATTCCGTTCTACCGAAATAAAGGTTCCGTCCGCAAATCCGGAAATTGGGACGCCGCCAATCAAAACGCTTACGCTTGCTGGGTCGTATGTTCTTACTGACATTGTTTTTCTCCTATTTTAAATTATTAATATTCCGTTATAATACCACTGTTCCGGTTACTGTAACCGAATGAATCGCGCCGGCAAGTGTCGCCGTAAATTTTACGTCCGGCAATGTCCGCGCCGCTTTGTCGACGCTTGAAACGTCGGCGGCCAATGGAACCGTTGTCGTGGGCGCCGGATCCGCGGCCAAACCGCCCCGGTCAATCCCCCGCTGTAATGAAGCCTTGACTTCTGCTTCCACAACGCCAATTCCGGGATCGGTAAAAGGAACCTTCGGAAGATTTACAAGCTTCGAATATATATTTGACGTCATGTCGGACTGTAACCAATCCACAAAGACAATAACGTCTATATATTCCGGTTCGGATACTGTACCGTTTTGGGTTATATTAACGCCGCCGACCTCTGTATAACAATTTGCATTCTTTGCCAAAATGTTTGTAACCTGTGTATCGGTTAGGGTGTCAACTGTTACAGAAGCCAAAGTCTTAAACTTTGCAGTATAGGATCCGGGATCCTGCGTTAATATCTTTCCAAGTAAAGCGGCGTCGATATATTCTGTCGCGGCGCTTGCTGAATAAAAAACAAAAGAACGCGCATAACTCGCGGCTTTTAACGTTGCGGCTATTGTGGTCGCATCCGCGGCGTCTGTAGTATCCGGGATATCGGCATCGGCCGAAGCGGTACCGAAAATCTTTATCTTGGCTTCTACCCATGCCGCCATTAATTCGACTGTTGCTTGGGTTCTGTCTGTTAATACAATCCCGTAAAAATCGTCGGAAGCTTTTACAATAGCGTCCATTGTATCGCCTATTGTTTCGGTAATTGTAAATGCTTCCTGAGTACATTTTGTATCGATTAATAATGTATATGCGGTATCGGCAACGTCGGCGGAAAGTGTAAATGTTCCGTCGGTGTCGTCTGTTGCTGTAACTGGTTCGGCGCCGGCATTAACGGCCGCAACAAGACCCGCGGCAATTTCTATTGCTGTCGCTGTTGCATCGGAAGTAAAAGAAAATTTTGTACCATTGATATAAATATCATAATCCGTATCGTTCTGTACATCGGAAACAGCAACGCCGACCGGATCGTCAATCTTCCGACGGCCAACCGCTATTCTTGTCGGTGTCGGATTCTGACCAAACCAATCGGTCGCGGCGACATATTCCGCGTCGGTTGCTTCGAAATCTTCGGCCATGGCGGTTAATGTTGAATAAAATTTTATTCTTTCTGTGAAACGCTTATGCGCTCCAACAACAAGAAGTGTTCCAAATCCCAAGCGCGAAACTGCCGCGGTCTGCCGGGTAATGGAAACATTGACAATATCGGATAACGGCATTTAAGCCCCCTTTGTAAAAAGTTTAATTAATTGTATCGATCGTAATTTCTTCTGTTTTAACCAATACATCGTCTTTATAATATTTTCCTTCCATATCTTTAACAATTCCAATAAAACCGGTTCCGGGCTGGCTTTCGCGTGTCGTCCGGAATAATAGGTCCATGGATCCGCGCGGAAGGAATTTTGTATCCTGTATTCCTGTTAAATTTTGAATTGGGAATGAGTCGACAAACGCAATGCCGGCGACGCGTAACGGATCCAAATAAGTATTTGTATTTAATGCCATGCGTAAAGTTTCCAGCGCTTCGAAGGCATCGTCGAATAAATTGGCGCTTAACACTTGAACGTTCAACGTGAATTCCCGGTTTCCTGTTATTCTATTGTCGCCGTCGTCGTCCGGCCGTCCTTGATAATCACTTCCAACCGGGACGAAAGATTCCATACGCAATACGATATATGTTTTATCCGGTTGCGGGAAATCTTGGTCCGCCCAAATAGTTTCTATTGAAGTCGAACCATAAACCAGATTATACAACGCCTGTTTTTTTACACTAAAATATGACATTATTTTCCTAATGTAATGGATACTAAAATTAATACGACTGACATAGCAAGAAGCCAAAGATATACGGTTGAATATAAAAACTTTTTAGACGGTATTTTTTTTTCGATTGTCGATAAATCCTTTTTGTGTTCAACATCGGCTTTATCTAATTTATTAAAATGGTCGGCGCCATGCTTTAATCTTGTTTCGGTTGCGCTCTGAAATTCTTTTAAAACATCGACTTTATTATCAATTTTATTTAAAATACCTGACATATTTTTTTGATTTTGAACAAGCTGTCCCAATGTTTCCGACAACGGATCGATATTCATATTTAATATTCCTTCGCTACTCATAATTTAACTACAATCGCTTTATAATGATTTATTACATTATTTTGCCATGTCGCGCATGACAAAACTTCATATTCATTTCCATAAAATACTGCAATATCCGCGTTTTTTTTCGTGCTTGTCTTGGCTGTTAATAATTGCGTATCTGTATAAAGCCGGAACGCTTCGGAATCCCGGCGCCCTTCTTCTAATAATTGCATTTCATTGGGCTTTAAAGGTTGGATACTTGCTTTAATAGTAAAATTAGACGTGGCGGCCGGGGCGTATATTCCGTCGGTTGCTACCGGGGCGGCGTCAACTCTTTTTATTGTAACGGCCTGTCTAAAACTCATGGTATAACCTCGACGTGTTGAATTGATTGAACCATTTGTCCAGTATCAATGAGCGGGTTTGACGAACCTTTTTTTGCTATTGTTGTCGGCGCGTTCGGCGGGGTCCGTATGGCGCGTATTTTGGCTTGTGTCTTTGCTTTAAGCCATTCGCCTATTAACCCCAAAGATCGTTTAACATTAGAACTGCCATCGACAATTTTTTCATATTCATTCAGTACAAGGTTATTTATTTTTTCTCTATTTTCGTCGTATGTTGTCCGAATAAACGGCCGCGCCGGAATATTTTTTTTCGGCGCCCCGAATTCTTGAACCGCGCCAACGGTTACAAGTTCGGACATTTGAATAATTGGTTCGTTTCCGCTTCCTGTTTTCGTTCCTTCTTTTACTTCGCCTTCCTGTGGAAGACCGACTTTCGTATATGAATTGTCGGCCTTCCGTACTTCTCTAATTATTCGATTCCATCCGCGATCGATAATTTTTTGTTTAATTGTTGCGGGCATTTCAAATTGTCCGGTCCCTTGCGGAAAAGATAAGCGCATTCCGTAATCTTTTTAATTGTAAACCCCAAGACGTTGAATCAAGATCGGTTAATGTCTTGGATCCTGACCCGCCGAAGGACCGCGCTAAATCGCCCTCTTTTTCGCTTTTGATTGCTCCGGGCGCGAATCCGCCGGCGCGGGCGTCTAATGCTATCCAATGAAGGACCAATAAAGCAATTGCGTCATTTGTCTTGGACCCGAAGACGGATCCTATATCTTGGGTCGCCAACGTAATTAAATCGGTTACGCGGGCGTCAACGGTAACGTTCGGATTGCGAACGACGATAATATCCGCAACGGTTGAAACTGACAAGGTTTATTCCCCTTCCTTTTCGCTTTCCGGTTCCGATTCTAAAATTTCGATCTGCTTGTCGATAACTTTTGAAACGCTTTTCCGGGTTTCCTTTTTTTTCATTTCTTCAAGGTCCGCCAAAATAAGCGTTTCTTTAACGACGGAAATAGCGTCTTTGACGCTCATTTCCGTAATGTCGTCGGTTACTTCGTCGTCAACGGATTCTTTTGTCGGTTCTTCGACGACGTTTGTTCCGGACCCTTGGACTGGAACCGCAGGCTTTTCTTTTGTCTTTTCAATGATTTCAATAATCGGCGGGGACATTTCCATTTTTTCCTTAACCCAAGGACTTTTTAAAATTTCGTCCCTTTTATCGTCCGGAAGATTGTTTACTCCGGGATAAATAAATTGTCCAGCGATTTTTGTAACGGAAGCTTTATTCCATTTGAGAATCATATTATTACCCTTCCTTTGGAAATACCCCGGGCCATTTCGGACCCGGGGTATAGTTTTCAAATTATTATCGAATTAAATGTCTTCGATAATTGATACGGAAAGCGGGTAATAAATGATAACTCCGCCGATACGCGCTTCGGTATTTACCACAAATTCAAGCCCGCGTTCTTGAACTGGTAACTGCTCGAAAGGCATTGGAATTTCTAATGTTAGTTTATCCGGATTCGGATTGTATCCTAACATTGCATTTGACGGACCGGCGCCGCCGGAAGGTTTCGGATCAAGGTTCCGTAACTGGTTGACGGCTTCGACGGATACGCCCGGATTGTTCCGAAGGAAAAATTGAAGGATTGTCGTATCGGTCCCTGTTGCCATTCGGGTATTTGAAATTAACCCGTAATGAGGACGGGGGAGCAAAATCTTTGTAATCATTTCGACGCCCAAAGTCAACGTATCAACGTCGACGCAAAGATCGGACATTTCCTTTACGATTTCGGCCGGGGTTTTTACATTTGCCGGTGTTGTTGTATTGATCCAAAGCGTTTGACCGGAAGACGCGCCTGTTGCGGCGCCGGCTTTGGTCGTATTCGCATTATAGATCAATCCGCAAAGACCGCCGTTGACGCCGTCGTCTGTCCGGGCCAAGAATGCGATACGTTCGACGGCCTGATCATAAGCGCGACGCGCGGAATTCGCTTTTCTTTGCTGTAGCGGTTTGCCGGCCATTGTCGCGGCCCTGATTTCCTGTCGATTGTATCCATACGATCCGCCAAGACCTTTGACCGGGGATGTAAATTCCTTCCCTTTAATGTCGGACCGTGGTAAATCGTCCGCATAATTGGCAATGATTTTCATAATTCCGACGCTGTCGAACTGTTGATACGTGATCGTATCGGCGCCGGAACCGGCTTCGTTTGATACGGGAATCAAGCGCGTGGCTTTGTATTCGGGATATTGGATATCATAAGAACGCGCTTTGATATGCTCCAATTCGCGGGCGAAAAATGCGGATTCGTTCGCGTCAAGGATTGTACTGTTTATTACTTCTGGCATTTTCCATACTCCTTTTTAGGTTAATTGGTTATTATACTGGTAAATTAATGTCAACCTTGGCGATCCCCGCGGCGCTTGTGGCTGAACGGAAAACCGCGCTTGGAACAAGGATATTCGGACTTGAAGAACTGTCCGTTAATTTCCCCTTGTTGGCGCCGGCTGTGATAAGATAAACGGGCGTATCTATTACGACCGCGTCGGCGACCTCAACCCAAACTTGACCCTTGCGAAGTACGGAAACGGCGTCATTGGCGACGTATCCGGCGGCTTCAAAAGTCGAAGCGCCGATTGTCGGCAATGTGTTATTTGCAATATGGGAATGAACCGCGATTCCCCGAACCAAGTCAAGACAAGTTCCGACGATCGAAGATATCGTCATGGTCCCGGTAATCCCTGAAACGTCGACGGTTACGGTCAAATCAACGTCATTGGCCGCAACAATTGTGATTGTATGCGATCCGGCGACGTATGCGGCTGTCGATACCGTGGCAAGCGCCTGAATCGACGCGGCAAGCGCGGTCATGGTTGTATTTTTGTCCGTATCGAACGATTCGGTTACGTCTGTCCCGTTGACGGTTACGACGATATCGCCCGCTGTATAGGTTCCGGCGTCGTCTGTGATAACGACGTTATTTGTATCCGGTAACTTTACGCCGTTCGCCGGATTTGCCTGAGTCGCGCAAAGACCGAATCCGAAGCTAATAGCTTCAAGCGCGATTTTCGATTCGATTTCATGGAATCGGGAATCGCTCAAAAGGCCGGCGAACGCTTCGGACATTTCTTGATTATAAGCTAACTGTGGCATTTTTTAGCCCTCCGATTAAATGGTTATTATTTATTCTTTTTTTTCGCTTTCCTTGTTTTGCCAAGCGTTACGGCTTCGTTCGATCATTTTTTTACGGCTTTCGGCCTGATCGATTTTTTCTTCGCCGTCGGAACCGTCGTTGATCTGTTTTTTCTGATTGTTGGTCCCGGACTTGTTGTCCTTTTTGTCGCCGTCTTCCTTTACGGATTCAATAACGGAATCGAATCGGGCGTCGATATAGTCGTCGGACTTGTCCTTCGCGTCGAAACCGTCGTTTTTCTTGGAAATGACCGCGACTTTAATATCCTTGTCGGACATTTCGTCGATCTTTTCCAATTCCTTTTCATCAAGGACCTTGGCCGCTTTACGTTCCAAACCGATACGGACTTTAACGGCGTCGGCGATTTCCTTTTTGTTGTCCTTTTTTTCAAGCTTTTCCTTTGCGGCGACCGCTTCGTCGGCCCGGGCCTTTTCTTTTTCAAGGTCGGTTTTTGAAGTATCAAGATTGACCTTCAAATCTGCGTTTTCCCTTGAAAGCTTCGCATGGTCGTTTATTACTTCCTGCGCGGCCTCATATTGAATGCCGTTGATTGTCATAGTTGGCATATTGCCCCCTTTTCGGTTAAAGTTAGTTAAATTGACTTCTGCTTCGTCCAAGTGTAACGCGGCCGAACTTCCGGCCCGCGCTTCGTCGACAATTGCTAAATGATTATAACGGATATTTCTTTGGATTGCATCGTAACGTTGACCTTCCCAAATTCCGTCGGTAAATTCGACTTGTGCATTGTAACCCAAGGATAATTCCCGGCGACCGCGCTTGACGGCTTCGACGCCGTCTTTTCGATTAATAACAATCGAAGACGTTACGAATTTCGCATCATGGGTTATTGTTTCCCCTGTAGTTCCGATTTGTAAATCCTTCGCATTATCCGCGTCGACAAATCGGCCTTGTGGGTGGGTATTTGTTACCGGAATCATTTTCATAGATTCAAGTGAATCCTTGTTGAAAACTTCGTCCGGTAAACGCAATTCCCGGCGTTCGGACCCGTCCGCATTCCTGTAAAGAAAAACGCCGACCCGGGTTACAACGGCGTCGGCGCGGATATATCCTTCCTTTGTCATGCGTGCGGAAGGAAGACGGGACCGGTCAAATCTCATAACGGTATCAAAATTGCTGTCCTTTTTTTCTCCGGTCGCTTTTAAAAGATTGCTTGTTTTTGCTTCGTGATCTTTTAACCATTTGCGGGCCTGTTCAAGCGTGAATTTTTCGGCCGGAAATCTGTATGTTTGCGTCTTCGAACCACCTTCGGGATCGGATTTTAAAGGACCGCCATAAATTTGAATTCCGTTCGAAAGTTCGGCAAGCATTTTTATTCTTACAAAACTATCCGGGTCGGCCTGTCTTGCTGAATGAAAATTAACAAATTCTTTTCCTTGTGGCATTAATTACCCCGCTTATGATATGTAAAAATCAATTATTGACGACAACGATTGTGCGTCGCCATTAAGATTTTTTACACGAAATAAATAATTCGAATTCGCTTTCGTGTACCATTCAAGTAATCCCCGGGATTCGTCGCCTTGGGCGTTTTGTCCAGTAAACCACATCGGCGGAAATGCCGTTCCGTCCGTTGTAATATCTGGATCAATTTTAATAATAGCGTTCGAAACGGTTGTCAAAGACCTATTACGATTGAAAATTGTTAAATGTGTACCACCTGAAATTGAAGAAATTGTCATTGTCCCGGTAATGCCGGATACGTCGACGGAAATTTCAAGGTCGCCGCCTGAAATTGGGGTTATTGTGATTGTATGCGCTCCGGAAGCATAAACGGCCGTCAACACATCTTCAAGCGCCTGAATCGACGCGGCAAGCGCGGTCATGGTTGTATTTTTGTCCGTATCGAACGATTCGGTTACGTCTGTCCCGTTGACGGTTACGACGATATCGCCGGCCGTATAAGTTCCCGCGTCGTCTGTAACGACGACAACGTCATTAACGACCGTATCTTCAAACATTTGGGCGACGGCATCGCCGCCGGCATCGGGAATGCCAATAATATGTAATGGATTTGATCCGACTTTTATTAATGTATCGATTACGCCATTATCGGCGACGGCTTCCGAATAGCTACCAGCGACGAAAGATTTTCCTTGATGTATACGGGAATGTGGTTCAAGAATAACGCGGCCGGATTTTGTTAAAGGATCAACTATCGAATCAACGATCGGACTTCCTGTTTTTACTGAATCAACGCCCATATTTTAACCCCTTTTCAATAAAAAAGCCCGGGACCTTGTAAGGTCAACCGGGCGTTAAACTACCGGGATGTGTCCCCGGGTTTATGTCGCTTCCTGTTAAGAAATCTAAACAATTTTTTTTAAAAAAGCAAATTATTTCCTCAAAGATTCCTTAACTATTCTTTGCTTCCTTCAAAAATCCCTATTTATCACCTCCCCTTTAATGAAAAAGGTTCGTTCTGTTTTTGGCGAATTTCTACGCCATGGGTCCCGATTCCGCCGTCCCTGAAATTGAATGTAAATATTATTTGACCGGTAAACTTCATACCGGCGTATTTTGCTAAATATACGACGACCTTTTCGGCAAGGTCCTTTAATGTCATGTATTCCCCGCGTTAAGCTTGTTCGAACTGTATTCCGTGATCCCCCGGAAACGGCTTTCTATGGTCATTTTCGCCCGAATCGATTTCGTCCGGGATTCCGTCCGGGAAAGCTTCGCAATAATTAAAAATATCCGGTTCGATTTCCGGTTCTTCCTGAATTTCCTTTAATCCCAAATAATGTTTACAATTAAAACAAGCGTTCATATTCGGTGGCAAGTATGAACCCATTATAAACCCCCGCTTAATATTTTATCGAAAAAATCGGTCATGTCTTTTGGTAACGCTTTTGTTTCCGAATAATACGGACTTGTATAATGCGAAAAAGATTCGGTAAAAAATTCGATACTTTTTTTACCGCCGTAATCCGATACATTTTGGCGGCGCCAAGCCCGATCGTATTTCGCTTTTAATTTTAACCATTCCGAATTTTGTTCGATTCCATATTTACCTTGTAAAATATGGGCGTATTCATGTCGAACAACTATTCGTCTATGATCTTCTTTTTTTATCCAATCCCAAGGCCGATTCATTCTTTTTTCCCAATCTTCTATATTTTTCCAAGCTTTCGCCGACCATTCATTTGAAAATGAAATACTTGCCCGCATGGAATCCCTAAAACCGGCATGGGCGCGGCCCCGAACTGCTTTTGTTACATAGAATTTATTTACTTTCGGAAGGCCCAATTTTGGATATGCCGCCTTGAATCTTTCCATTTCATCAAATATAATTTTGAATTTTTCAAGTGCCGCGGCTTGGGAAATTTTACCGCCCCAAGTTCGGCCGCCCGAATATTCAACTGAATTGGCGATATCATTATATTTTATATAAGCTTCTATGTCGTCGAACTTTTTAACGTCGGCCGCTGTTTTTATTTCTTCGGATTTTTTCGCGGCCGCCTTTGGTTTTCGTGTCTGAACTACGGCCCGGGATATGACGCCGACGGCTGTTATTGGATCGACGACGGCGACTTCGTCGCTTAATAGGTCCCCGAAAACCGGTTCGGCGACGCAACGACATTGATAGTCTTCCCCCGGGTGTCCGGTATCAAGCGGCGGTTTGTCCCAACGGAATTTTTTTCCTTCCTTGGTCCTGTGGCTTTGCCGGACGCGTTCGTCAAGGGACGTTCGCCAAATATATTCTTGAATCCCAAGCGCGGTTTGGCGGCGTTCTGTCAATTGACCGTTAAGCTTGGCGACTTGATCCCGGGCGATCAATTTAGCCCGGGCGCGGGTCGTCCCGAATTGTCCTTCGACCTGTTTTCGGATCGTTTCGGCCCGCTGACCTTGTTTAATTCCGCGCTGGACCATGCCTTCAATGTCGGTTACGGCCTTATCCTGTATCGATTTAATAAGCGCGACATTTTCTTTTGAAAAGGAAGTAACAACGTCGTTCAACCAAGGTTCCCGGGCGAACGGATCGACGCCAACGGTTCCCCGCATTACTTTACGCCATTGGTTATCGTTCCAATCGCTTGTAAACTGGCCGACGTTCAAAGTCATTGTCGGCGGATCAAAAGGCGGCGTATTAGTAATCGAAGTATTAAGGGAATCGATCAAGCGTCCGGCTTCGTCGGACCAACCGTCGGCCCGGGCCGAATCCGCGATCGTCAATTCATATTGTTTAACAAGATCATCTAAAAAAGGGAATAAAATTTGACGCGTTTTATTTTCGATATTCTTTACGAAATCGAATAATTCCCGCTTGTAAAATAATTCAACCGGCGTCGGAAATAACCACTTCGGCGGCCGGCCGATCTTTTTTCCGGTTTTTCCTAATTGGGCGCGATAACGAATAATTTTATTTTTGAAAAATTCTGATTGGTCCGAACGGGATTGACTTATTTTAATTGCGGCGCCTTGTTTGGCCGCTTTCGATTTCGCTTGGGGACCAAGGTAACAAAAACCACTTTTCCCGAATTTATAACCTTTTATCCCGTTACGCGTACAACGCATTACGGGCATATTAACCGCCTTCCCCTGTTGTTGGCGTCGGCGGCGGTTCCGTCCCTTCGTCCGGTTCTGGTTCTGGCTCCATTGTCCGAAGTTCCGTATTGATTTCGGTTTCCGTTGAATATCTGTCCCCGCC